CAGTTTTGCCATTTTTCTGATCCTTTAGGAATTTATTTAAACGTGTCTTGTAGCCATCCATAAAATGGTCTGAGATTCTGTCTTTTATTCCACGGTCTTTCTTTCTGACATACTTAGACGGATTGATATAGTCCACACCGCCATTAGAAAAATACAACATATCTTGAGACTTACTTGGCCCGTAGCATAAGCGCGGAACCCGAGCCACTGAGTCACTACCATTAACCACAGAGATTTGATCATCAAGGTTAAATGGTTTTTTAAATCCTTTGAAAAACGTATTTGGTTTCCCAAAAGTTATTAAGCTAAGGTTCTTATGCTTACCGTTCAGCTTTGCCGCTGACAACTCTGCAAGCGCGCCTCCAAGACTATGACCACAAACCAGTGTGCGCTTATTATAGTCTATATGCTTTTCTATTTCTTTCCATACAGACTTATGAGCCATTGTGAATCCTGCATGGCACATCCTGTTAGCGTAAGGCACTGGAACTGGCATAAGGTTGAAGGCCCAATCACCTACCTGCTGAGTTCCGCGAAACACAATAATATCTATTGTTTTACGCCTAACAAAAAACGCTGTTGTTGATGTCATTTTAGACTCAATCTTAACAGCGTCTCTATTTGTCTCGTTGTAGGCTTTCATTGACCACGAGCAGGCCATTGTGAGAAGTACAGGATCTAATTTCATTTGTCAGCCTTGCTCTCTAGTCTTTTGAATATAGCACCGAGCATTTCTTTAACTTCTCGGATGTCTTCACGGTAGTCTTCTTTTGAGACATATTGTATAGGAATAGCCTTCATCTCAGCGTCTATCCTATCAATTAGAACAAACACACGATTTACCATCCAACCGCCAACAAAGCCTACAAAAGCGATTCCGACATTAAATATAAGTTGTAATTCCAAAACTTTATCCTGTCACTACGGCGATCATGCCTGCAATTATACCTATTGTTGCTAATGCCATAATAAGGATTAGAGCGCCATCAATAATCAATCGCTTTCTTTTTGCTTTGGCTTCTGCTGCTGCTAATCGCTGTGCGCGAATTGTTCTTCGCGTTTTCATCATCTCGGCGTAAAACGGCTCGCCTACAGTAAGAACAATTAACTCTCGCAACTGGGATTCCATTTGCTGAGTTTTATGTTTTGCCATTTGTATTTCTAAGGCTTGAGCTTCTACTGATGAGCCTCGCAAAAACTTAGGGCCATACTTATTTTCTTTTTCTATCTCAAGTATCTTTTCTTTAGAATCGAAAAATTTACCAAGATACTGCGCTGTATCTTCTATCTCTCGTCCAGCGTTGACTGCTTTGGCGACAAGATTATAGGCTCTACTTGCTCCTGCAATACACGCGCTTACTGTTACAGGATCCATTAATAGACTCTCACTTTCTCTGGATCTGCGACCCTTGGCAGGCAATAAGCGGCAATTGCTACACCTCTTGCTTTGTAGTTTGGCGTTCTTTCTATGCGGCCTTTAACTATCGAGGAAGCAAAGTAATTGCATCTGTTGACATCGTAAAAATACATATCAGCTGACTGTACCTGCCCGTTGACTAAGACCATTAGCAAGAACAGGTGCGTCATTACTCGGCAGGCGCTTCAGCAGGCTCCTCAGCAGGCGCTTCCGCAGGCTCCTCGGCAGGCTCTTCAGCAGGTTCCTCTACAGCATTTGGATCTTCCAAAACATTTCCTTCAGCATCAGTCCACACGCCGTCAGCCAGAGTGCTACCCAAGGTAACGTAGCTGGGAATATCCTCAGCAGCGGCAAGAATGTCAGGATGAAAGCAATCAGAAAGATCAAACCCGTCTACCGCTTTGTAAATCTCAACAACAACACTATCAGTTAATTTAGCTAACATTCTTAATACTCCACTATCACTAAGCCGTTGCCGCCATTTCTGCCGTTTCCTGCGCCACCAGCTGGAAAACCGCCGTCACTACCTATAGATCCACCACCGCCATTTACTCCAGATTGGCCTGCTCCTCCACCGCCGCCAGTTGAAATAAAATCAAGACTGTTCATTGCATTAAATCCACTTGTTGGTTTCACAGAAGCATTGGCGTTTACATTAAAATAACCGCCTGTACCAAAAGCGCCATTACCACCATGGCTGGTATTTGACGTAAATTGACCGCCACCACCACCGCCAGCATTTCCGTTATATCCACTCGCAGTCGCGGAAATAGAACTATTACCACCATCCCCAAATAATCCTGCTGCGCCTCCTCCAGCGTTCGCTGTAGTGTTTCCTGTGCCTCCAGTAAAGTTTACGTCACCTCCCGTACCTGATCCTCCAGCAGCGGCGTTCGTTCCACCACCAGTCGCAGAGGCATAAGACCCAAAGGAAGAAGTGTTTCCTGCATTACTGCCATTACCACCCTGACCAACAGTAACCGCGACAGAAGTAGCCGAACCAAGGTCAACGGTTTTCATGGCAAAGCCACCACCACCGCCGTAGTTGCCGCCACCACCGCCCCAAACGCGAACTCTTACACGAGACACATTTAGAGGAACAGTAAAGGTTCCGCTCTCAACGTAAACCTCTACCTGACCGTTTCCGAACACTCCCGTAAATGGATTGCTCTGCACAGTGTTGTTTATCGGAAAAGCCATCTTTATTCTCCTATAGTCACATTGCGACCATTGATTGATCCAGCAACGCCATCTGTTGTCGGCCTTCTCATATCAAAGGATTCCTGTGGCGCATCTGCTGAGTAAGAACTATTAAGGGAAGTTGATCCTTTAGTCTGAACGACTCCTGTTTCTCCAGCAGCGCAGTCAGTTATGGCGACACCTACGAAGGCATTTGAATTAGCGTCTAATTCTTGCTGTGCTGAAACGCTTACATTTGCTTCAGTTGCTACTACGGCCTGCTCTGTAGAAGCACGAACCTTAAAGAAATACCACTTAGAGCCGTTAGTGCTCCTTGCAATAAGAGTAGCCGTATCTCCTTTAGATGGAATTACTGTTCCTGTATTACTGCTGCCGTCAAAGGCGTTGTTGTTTAGAACAGCAAGAGACCCATCAATTTCATCTTGATACATACGATAGAGCCGGTAAGGATTGGAATAGGTGTTCGTATTGTTAAACCTAATCGGCGTACCCTGACCTGTTACTCCCATGATTGGGCCATACTGACTTGTATTAGAATCGCTAGTGCTAAATTCTCGAGAAACAGAGCTATCGTTACTTTGCCCCGATGAAATATACATCCAAGTATCGCCTCCCTGACTTCCTGCCAAGAAAATCCTTCCTGTATTATCTTCAAATGCCTTGAAGTTACGCACTTTGTAAGATGAAGAAGTGAAACTACCTAGCGTAGATGAGCTATAACTGCCATCATTGTTTTGATCAATTAAGTATCCGAATCTATAAGTATTTGGATACCTAAAATTCCAATAAATAGTACCTTGGTTATTGCATATAATTTGAGCAGTGTCCCATGACCCTGTAGTGTCAGTGCTTAAATTATCTTTTGTATATAAGAGAGTCCCGTCCTCTAAGAAAAAAGTTGCAGTTGGATATCCTGAGCTGTTCATGTAAGTGACAACAAAGTCAGCATTATTAAATTGCCTTCTTGTTGCGGCGACACATACGCATGGATAAGTATTATTGTTATAAACATTTACGCCTAGCTCTGTGGAACCAGTGATCACGCTTCCTGTCGAACTGTATATTGCAAAACATAACTTGCTGGCTGTGTTGTAATGAATAACAACAAAATTACCGTTGTCTAATCTATCAACGAACCAATAAAAATGGCTAGACGTATCACAATTCAAAAGAATCTCTTCAGACAATTCTCCATAACTTTGATCGAATTTTCTTAATTTTATTACTGGGCCACCTTCACCAGTAAATAATAATATGTTTCCATTATCTGTTTCCCATCCATACATGCCAGTAATGCTGTTATCTAATGTATTAAGAACAGGATCAATAACGTAAGAGTTATCTGTCGTAACAGGCAAATTCTCAACAGAACTTGAATCAGCAGAGGCAATGTAACTTGCTTTATTAGGAATACTGCCAGCTTTACTGTAAGCATTTACTGGCAAACTCGCAGAGGCTTTAGCAAAAGGCGCGCTTAGGTTTTCTCCTTCAAAGTTAAAATTTGCAGAATTTATTGGAATATAAGCACCGACAGGACTGCTTAAAACAGTCCCCATTTCAAAGTTCTGGTTATTATTCAGTATGCTAGAAGAAAAATAAGATCTTATTTCTCCAGAATTAGTGACAATAAACTCCCTTACTCCGCTTGTTGATAACGCTCCGAGAGAAGCATAGAACGGGCCTTTTTGTACGCCTGATTTGCTTACTACACCGCAATAATGACCTACTTGTACATTAGGAAAACTAAATGCAAAATTGTCGTTTCCTATATTTATAAATCTTCCTACACCATTGTTTGAATATGTAAGGGAAGTGTTTCTATAAGGAACAGTATACGGATCGCTAATTACAACATTAGCCTGATTAATTGCTACGCCATCCCATTGCAAGTTAAAAAGCGCCGTTTCTGTCATTTCACTATTGCCAGCCGAAGAGCTATAAACTTGCATAGTCGCTCCGTTGTCTGTGCTGTTCTTGTCGCAGCTTACCCCTTCCCAAGACGTGTTTCCTGACGGCGAAGCAAAAGGATAGAAATTCCCTTGCTCTGATCTAGAACTGTTATAAATATAAATTCGTAAATAATTGCTGCTGTTCTTAAAAGCAAAAAACATTCTGTCATCGTTTGTTACGCAAATATCCCATTGATTTAATCTTGACGTAGAAAATCCTGAACGAGTCTGAACGCTTCTTTCTGTTCCAGTGTCTGTGAAAGAGCGCAAGTAAGCGCTGCTACTCCCTGACACGGTATGAACTACGCAAAAATTACCATCTGAAAAGGCTACAGCTTTTGTTACAATGCTAAAGTTTGGCAGAGTATATATTGAAGTATTTGCAGTTACCGCAGTGCCATCATTGTTAAATATTTTAACGCAACTTTTGTTGCTTGAAGTGCCTCCTACCCAAGCTATTAAAAATTTTCCAGTGCCACTCGCTACTACCTGAAGCCACTGGCCTGTTGATCGCGCATCTTGATCAGCAGAACCATCATTTACTTGCGTTTCAGCAACAACGCTTGTCCCGTCTTCCTGATCTATTCTGAAAAACGTGTCCTTGGGAATATTAATACCCGATTGGAAACTGTTTGTCTGCGCTCTTTGATAAACAGTAACAATATTTCCATTAGACAAGACCGCAACAGGAGAGCCGTTAGGCTGGCAAGCTGGTCTTGGATTATCTATTACAGGACTAATTTTTTTATTATAAATAGAATCATCAGACTTTTTGGCTGTTGACGCGCCAGACTTTGCTTCAAAAGTACCTGTAGAAGCATTGTCATTGGGAATCAAACCAAACCCTGTTTTATTTTGATATACAAGGTCTCCTGCCAAAAAACCATTAGCAGAGGAAATGTTTTTTAAGCCTGAATCTTCAGGTTTTGTAGTATTAATACGTCCCATTGTTTAAGCCTCGTAACCGTAAATATTAACAGTGATACCTGAAACGGTAGATTTTGCCACGACTTTTTTTCCTGCTGACAAAACAATACCCGTCCTTTCTAAAACGCCTCCAATTTGCATAGGAGCATTAAACTCTATGTATTCAGAGTCTGTAGGAGTATCTGCCGCAGAGATAGCAAGATTCACTGCCGCAATGTTTGATCCTTTATTAACCACGTTGATATTTACAGTAGCAGTCTGACCTGCTGGTACAGTGTAAACCGTAGTGTTTGTTGCCGCAGTCAGCGCGGCTTGTCCTAGTGTTCCAGTAGCCATAATCTAAAATCCTGAAAAGAAGTAAGCCTTACTTTCTGCGAATGATTCAACGGTTGCCCATGAAGGAGTAGAACCGTCAGTTGTTAAATACTTGCCAGCGTTACCAGCCTGTACAGGTAATTCATCTGGTGATGGCGGAGCCCATAAAAGGCTTGTTCCATCAGTGCTGAGAATGTTGCCGTTTTGCCCAGACTGATCTGGTATCTCATCTGCAACGATTTCCCAGCTAATTGCTGAACCATCTGATTTTAGATACTTATTAGGCTGACCGTTATAATCTGGAGCGTCTGTAATTTGACTCCAAAGTACAGATGTCGCTATATCGGCTGAGTTCTGCCATCCAGACCCATTATACACTCTAAGCAGGTTGGTTGTGGTATTGAAATACAAAGCTCCTGTCTGCAACGGATTGCCATCATTATCTACTGTAGGATCACTGGCCTTCTCTCCAAGGTAGATGTCTTGAAACTCATCTAGCGTGTTAGCCGCCTCTGTGGCGCTTGCCGCTGAATCTGTGGCACTTCCAGCGCTTGCTGTGGCAGATGCAGCACTTGCTGAAGCCGATGAGGCACTTGCAGTTGCGCTGGACGCACTATTTGCAGCGCTGGTTGCAGAATCTGTTGCGCTTGTCGCCGCTGCCGTCTCTGAAGCCGCCGCCGCTGTCTCTGAAGCCAATGCTGCCGCTTCACTAGCCGCTGCTGCCGCCTCGCTTGCAGCCGCTGCCGCCGCGCTTGCAGCTGCATCCGCTGACGTTCCAACCCAGTAAGTAGGACGATTGGCAGGATCTGTAGGATCGTTGCCAGTGTTAGCCGCCTGCTGCGATGTATACAACACACCGTCAGAACCTACAGCGTTCTGATTGTCTGCATACTCAGCAGTGGATATCCATGCAAAGCTCAGCAGAGTCCAATTCACAGGACTTGTAGACGGATTGTTGTTCAGATTGGAGTTAGTCAGGCTCTGGTATTGCTCGCCGTCATAAGTAACTATCGAGCCTTCCTGATAGGTTATGCCAGCGTTCCATTGAATGGAGTACAGCAGCGACCAGAACCCAGACGTAGTAGTAGGATTGTTGTTCTGGTTAGCAGCAACTAATGACCTGTAGTATACGCCGTCACTACCAATAACCACTGAGTTAGTGGAGTAGATGCGAGTCGCTACCCAAGGATCACCGAAGTTTGTTCCTGTCTCACCTACAGGATCTCTAACAAGAATCTGCACATCATTCTTATCTGCCAGAATAGCCTTAGCCACACCGTCAAAAAAGATATTAGGCTGGCGACCAGCCGCAGTAAGAATTACAGGATTGGTATTGGGTATTGTAAAGTTGATGTCTGCATAAGTGACTTTCGGCGTAGTAGTACCTGAATCATAAAAGTACAGCTTTCCGCTACTTAGAGGATCGCCAGCGTCATCAAAGTATTGTGCGTTAATCTCGCCAAATCTAGCCATTATCTCGTTTCCTCAGTAGTCGCTGCTGCTGTTGCTGCGCCAAGCGCGCCGCCAGCAGCTGGAATTTCTGGCCTTATCATTGTTGCTCTTTCTACAACGTCACCCATGATAGGAGCTGCGCCAGACAGAACCATTCTTTCTTGGCCTGCTTGTTTTGTGCTTTTAATAACAGAGCCAGCAAGATCAATAAGACCTTGAGAAAGCCTGCCGCCTAATCCCTTTACGGTGTCTTCAAACTGCTTGAGAGCTAATCCGCTAGGGCCAGATCCTTGTTGTCTACCTGCAATAGGCTCTATAATTTTTGATAGGCTCATAACATCTTTTATAAAAGAAAGTTCTTCTTTGTTAAAAATTACCTTTAACTTATCCATTCCTATTCTTTTCAATACCGACTCTAGTCGGTTGCGAGTCATTGCTTGGCCTCCTTGCTCTCCTAATGGGCCTCTAAAAATCTCATTCTTGATATAGTTTATTGTTTCTGCTCTTAGGTCTGCCCATGCTTGAGCGCCTTGAGGATTTATAAACTTATCTCTACCTACAATGTAATTTTTTAAGGCACGAAGATCAGATGCTGTATATCCTTTAGAGGCCACAACTCTGTTAAATACATTTTCAGGAGCTATCTTCTGCTCTAGCAAATCTCTTATTAGGCTTTTTTCATTCTTAGAAAACTTGCTTAATTGTTCCGGTTCTAAATTACGCCTAAATTCTTTGTAAGCGTCACGGCCTCGCTTGTAAGCATCTCTTCCTAAAGCTCTTGTAACATCATCATCAAGAGCCTCTTTGACATCTCTTATTATAACGCGAGCAGTGCTATTTGCTCCGTCAAACAACTGATTGGCATACTGTCTTACTATTTCTGCTTGTTGAGGTGTAACCATAACAGGCCCATCAGGAGCAGCTTTTCCTTTAGGTATATCAATGCCTAAATCTTGCTTAACCTGACCTCTAAGAGCTTCGTATGTACCGACAGACCTTTTGTTTAATGGCTTAAATTTATGCAGCTTTTCTAAAAAACCACTAATATCAACGCCAGCAGAACCTTCTAAAACTTCGTCTGCTTCTCTGTAAAGTTTGCCTATCTCATTATCCAGCTTAGTGGCCTTGGCTATAACAGCAGTTTGAATAGGAGCAAGCTCAGAGCTAACAGTACCTCCTGTCTTCGCTTCTACAGTTTCAAATGCTTTTCCAAGCTGCATTTGCTGCTGCTCTAAAGCAGTTGTTACTGGGCCTGTTTCTTTAGCCAAATCTTGCTGAACAGTAAAATCATCAGAAGTTCTAGTGATTTGAGCGCGAGTAGGCTCTATGCCCATTCGCTTAAATAGGTTATATCTTTCAGCCATCGCTGGAGTTGCTTTGCCAGACGTTAAAAAATCATCCATTAACTTACTGAAAGCATCCATTTGCTCTTGGCTTGCAGCAACACCAAGAGACCCAGTTTCAGCCATATCCATAAGCTCATTAAACGCAGCAGCATCTATATCGGCGCTACTTGCATTCTGTCGCATTTCACTGATTGCCTCTGGCTTTATTGTGCCAGTAGTCTCGTCTATTACATTTGCACCAGCCTGCTTGCCTGTAAATCTAGAATATATTTTTCCAATAGTGCTAAAAAGTCCACGCCCAAAGACATCGCCAGCCATCGCAATAAGCGGAGTTGTAGCAAGCCTAGAAGTTTCCAAGTCTTCGCCACGAATAGCTCTTGAAGCAACATTTTCAGCCTCAGACGCTAGACCTATTGCGCCTTGCTGCATAGCTCCTCTAACCATGCCAGCAGTGCCTCCACCAGCTAGGTAAGGCACTGTCTCTTCTACAAAGCCCATTACTTCTCTACCAGCACGACCAATATCACCAGCACTCAGACCGCCACGATTAAGATAACGCTGTTCGCCAGTGCGTGTTTGTACTATTGGCCTACCGTATCTGTCTTCAGATACCTGCGCGCCAAGGTATTTACCAAACAATCCTTCGCCTGAGCTTGCCAAAGGATCAGAGGCCAATTGATCGATGTAGGCTTGAGCCTCTCTTGGATCTGTAGGCATACGAAGAGCTGGCTCGACCTCTGGGAAGTCTTCTTGAAAGCGAGGAGAAATAGCTTCTTGAACAGCGCCCATCATTCCTTGGCGCGGCCTTATTAGACCGTCTTTTATAGCGGCCTCAAGAAGCTCTCTTCCTTCTCCTTGCAGCTCATTGTCTCTTCCTGCGTCTACAATTCTTTGCAGATCAGCAACAATTTCGCTTTTAGTCGCCATTACCTTGGGCCTCTTCTAGTAGAAGACGTTGTTGATGGAGTGTTAAATTTGTCAATCAGCGCATCTAACTCTCCTCCTCCCGTAGAAAATAATGGAAGTTGAGCTTCAATTTGTTCATCAGTAAGACCAAACTTAGTTCTTAATCTATCAGATATAACTGCTTCAATTTGCGCCATCCTTGCTTTAAGCAACTCAGGACTACTTGTTCTCTTTAAACCACTAGCAGCATCCCTGATAAGCGCTATGTCGCTATCGCTTAAAACTCCTTTCAACCTTCCAAGGTTGCCAACAGTTAACAAGTTATTCAAATTATTAAAATCGTCTGAAAAATTTGTAACTTCCTGTGGAGACGCACCAAAAGGAAGGTATGAAGTAAGACTAGCTCCTTCTTGATTGCCTTCTATTGGGCCAGTAGCTGCATTGTAAATTGCATCTCCATAAACTGCTGGATTAAGAAATCTTCCTCTCAATAATCCTAAAACAGATAAAGCCTCGTTTCTTGCTAAAGATTCTTGCTCTTCAGATGCTGCCGCCGTTCGTAATTCTTCTGCAACAGCTCTTTCTTCTTCCGCTTTCCTTCTTTCTTCCTCTGCTTTTGCTCGTTCTCGCTGTAAACTTAATTCCTCTTGCTCAGCTTGTAAGATCGCCGCTTCTTGACTGCTTAGACCAGCATATAGGTCAGCAGCGCCAGTCGCAGGAGTAGCAGGCATACGCATTGGAGGTCTAACCTCTGGAGCAGGCTCAGCAGCTCTAGGAGTCATACTCGGCATTTGATCGCCAAACTTTCCAAGCTGCCCTGTTCTTTGTAATTCAGCAACTCTTCCAAGACTGTATCCAGCATATGGCCCATCCGCATAACGCTCTATTCCACCGCTCGTATAGGTTCTATATTCAGTAGGCTCTACAGGTTTAGCAGGAGCGCCAGTAGAAGGCTCAAACCTAGTTCCTCCTCCAGCAACAGGCATTACAGTACCCAAGCGGCCTTGCGAGTCTGTAGAAACATATTTGCTTTCGATAGGAGTAGGAGGCTTTATAAGTCCTCTGCGAGTAGCTGCATTTATAAAAGTATCTATTTCTCCAAGAGCGTTTTCCGCATTTCCACTGACAATCATATCTCTTAAAGCATAAGTATCTTCAGCGCTTTCACCCATGCCTTCAAGAAGATTAGCTCTGTCCACCAAAATATCAGTAGCTTTACGCATATTATTAGATTGAATCGCTCTTCTAATTTCTTCAGCGTCTTGCAAAGTTGCCTGTGTTAAGGCTTTTTGTTTTTCTTCACGACTAAATCTAGGATCTCTGTTAGTTAACCCAGCAGTAAATCCTTCTCTTATATCACCAAAAAACTCTCTAGCTGTTCGGCGCGGAGCTGTAGGGATGTCGTATAGATTCTCAGCCATTATTTATACCTTTGAATAATCTACTCGGAGATAACCGTCATCGCCAACAAGGACAGCGGAAGGATCTGTTTTAGCTACTTCTTGAGCTATAACGCCATAAGAAGGCTGGCCCTTAGCTATGGCTTTGCCTTCTTTGTTCCAATCCCATGTATACCAATTATGACCGCTTGGAGTTACTCCAACTTGCTCAATGTTTTGCTTAAGCCTTATGTCAGAACTAAGTATTGCTGCTTGAGCGCCACCAGCAGCACCACCACCACCGCCTAAACCTCCAGCAATAGCTCCTGATAAGCCTGCGCCGCCAGATGTTCCAAGAATACCATCAACCTGAGTTGTATTAGGTAGTCCCTGTGGCGTGTATTGGTTGCCTGCTACTATTGATGCTAATGAGTTAGCCGTGTTGCCGACCATTGTACTCATGCCTGTTCCAGCATTGATCTGATTGCCTGCAAGGATTCCAGCTTGCTGGCCTATCAAGTCAGCGGCTCCAGCGCCTTGCTGGTTTGCATAATTAGCCATGTTGCCCATTTGAGCGGCAATGTTGTTAGCAATGTCTCGGCCTGTCTGCATTCTGTATGCAGCTAAATCCTGACCTGTGCCGTACATCATGTTTGCGTTAGTCAACGCGCCTGTCATGCTGTAATCAGCAAGACCTCTGCCGAGTTGAGATGCGAGCTGAGATTGCGCCAATCCTTGACCGCTGTATATATCTGCCAGCTGTGATCCAGCGCCTGTCAAAGTTCCTAGCGCTTGACCACCAGCCCCAAATGACATTTGACCAGTTGTTTCTCCTGCGCGTTGCAGAGCTTGCAAACCTTGTCCGCCTGCGCCGTATGCCATTTGACCAAGCTGACCTGCCGCACCTGTAATTGCGTTCAATCCTTGAGTGCCACCAGTTACACCAAGTTGACCTAGTTGTTGACCAGCTTGAGTTAAAGCGCCTAGACCTGCTTCGCCAGCGCGAGTACCGAGGCCAGCTAACTGCTGACCAGTTCCTAGCTCCGACTGAGCCATTTGACCGCGCTGAGCCGCCATCTGTTGAGCTGCCTGCGTTTGCAAATCAGCTTGAGCTGAGCCACCTTGAGCTGCTAGTTGAGCAGCGCTTCCACTAGCGCCAAGACCTTGAGCGCCTAGAGCCTGAAGGTTGGCTATCTGGTTCTGTAAGTCTTGAGCAGCAAGGCCAGTGTTAAACCTCGATAGTTCTTTCATTACGTTGCCGCCACCTAAGCCGCCACGAGCAGAAGCCGTTCGCAACGCTGCTCTTTCACCTTGCTCGCGCAAGAACTGTTGAGCAGGACTTTCTTGAAATGCCTGATTAAATGCTTCTTGTCCTAAAGCGCCAGATAACGCCGCCTGTTGCTGTGTTGCCGCAGCGCCTGCCTGACGATACGGATCAAACATCTGACCAGCTTGACCAAATGCCTGTCCTACTTGCTGAGAAGCTAAGTCTCTAGCCGCAGTTATATCACCTAAACCAGCTCCGTATTGACCAGCGGCTGCTTGTTGCGCTGCCTGTAAGTCAGTTCTAGCACCTCCTAGACCTTGATAGAGAGCCTGTAAGCCTGCTTGAGTGCCACCAGTAATATCTCGCCTTGCCGCGCCTAAGCCTTGACCAAGAGCTTGCAAGCCTGCGGATGTGCCAGACGCTATATCTCCTCTAGCAACGCCTAGTCCTTGTCCTAGCGCCTGTAAGCCAGCTTGAGCGCCTTGTTGGACGTTTTGCTGTCCTGATAACATCCCAGCAGTAAGAGCTTCTAAGCCTTGTTGCGTTCCTGTCTGTACAGCACCAGCAGCTTGCTGAGCGCCTTGTGCAATATCATCCCGAGCTAATGCTGTTCCAGCCGTAAGATCAGACCTAGCTTGCCCTGCTCCAGCTTCTACAGTGCTTGCAGCTCCAGCCAAACCAGCGCCCAGAGATCTTTCGGCTCCAGCAAGGCCAGTAGTTCCACCTGCTCCTGCTCGGCCTCCTACAGCCGTTGTATCAGCAATAGTGGCTGTGTTTACTGTGCCATCGCCATCACCAAGGCCAGCAGTTTGATCTACAGTAAGTCCACCAGCGTCAGTAGCGCCAGTGCTTGTTACTGTAGCGCCGCCGCCTTTTGCTCTAGTGTAAGCGTCTTGAACTTCTGCAAGCGGCCTACCTGTTGCGCGAGCCATATCGTCAACAGAAACGCCATACCTGTCCATGTTTGCAGCAACTTGCTCAACAGTCTGGTTAGTTTCTGTAACGTAGCGATTTATTAGGTTGTCTGGTATTCCATCTGGAAACTCTGCTCTTGCTGCCTCTGCACCGCCAGCAACGATATCTTCAATCTGTGTAAGCTCTTGCGCTCTAGTATACCTAGATGTTGCTTCATCAAGCGGAACGCCTAGATTGCTCGCCAGATTCTCCATTGTGACATCGTTCTTTACCATTGCGCGGTAAATGTCTCTATCTGTCTTCAACTCTCCCGAAGCGATTGCTTCAGATACTTTTTGCAGCCCTGTTTGCTGCGCCTGAGCTGCTTCTTGCTGCTCTTGAGCGGCAGTATTTGATACTTCTTGCTGTGCAGCGGCAGCTTCCACAGCGGCTTGTTGTACAGGAGTCTGAGCGTTAATGGCTGTGTCAAAAGCGCGCTGAGCTTCAGCCATAGGTACGCCTAATGTCCCAGCAACAGAACCAAGATCAGCGCCAGTTACTTGGATAAGCTGTGCTATGTCTTCCAGTGCTGCGTTAGGATTGCCGCGAACAAAATCAACAACGATGTCTTCAGCATTGGGCGCCGCAATAAAGCCGCCAAGACCTTCTGTGTAATCTGCTTCGTTATCTTGTCTAGCCATTAGTATCGTCCCATTGCTTGAAACTCAGCCATTGCCGCATCATCTAACATACCGCCGCCTAATGCGTTGCCTGTTGGATTCATGCCGCTACCCATTCGCATCATTTGTGCTTGCTGGTTCTGATACTCAGGAGTCAAGTGCTGCATAACAGGATCAAGCGTAGTTGCTTCAGCTAGATACGCAGGATTCGCTACAGCATCAGGAAGTTGCTGCTGAGTAAATGACATATCATAGCTGCCTTGATACGGCTGCAATGATCCGTAGCTTACGTCACTACCGCGCATCGCCTGCTCATACATAGGCATACCAGCAAGAATGGCTTGCTGAGCAGCTACATTGCCGCCTGTGAAAGCCTCCATCTGCTGAGGCATCGCTTGCCCATAAACGTCTAATCCTGCCTGCTGACCAGCAGTATAAGCTCCATACTGGCTTGGCATTGCTTTACGAACGTCTGCACGAGCCATTGACTCTTGGCGAGCAAGAAAGTCTCTTAGGAGCTGATTAGATTTCTCCTGACGCTCGATGCCTTCATCAGACTCACCGCCGAATAGTGATTTGACTAACTTACTCATATTTCGCCTCTAATTCTTTCCTAGTTATACCAAGTAACCATTGATCATGTATTGTGCCGTTCTTCTTAAAAGACTGCCTAATTGTTCCTTCTACTCTCATGCCACACTGTACCGCGAACATTTTGGCGTTAGGAAAACAGGTAGCGATCTCTGCGTTTATCTTCTCGTACTTGGTGTTTTTAGTAATCCAAGTAAAAAATTCTTTTGCGCCTTTGTAGGCTTTCTTGCCTCTAAATTCTTTTAGAATCATAGGATGTATTTCTATGGTAATGCTGTTACGCAACTCAGCCATCCATATTCCACATACTTGATCATCTTCTGTATGCACAAACCATCCGCTGTGCATATCTGGATACCATTCATCTCGTGAAAAGTCATCCTCGCTGATTTCATCAAAAACTTCAGATCCTGTGACAAATCGTCTTATAAAGTCAGGATCAGTAGTTCTTGTAATCAAGCAAGTATCCAGCCTTGTTTTCTGTCTCCAGCAATACTAGGAAGCATCTTCCTGTATTGAATAGCTCCAGCAGCGCCAGTAGTATCCAAATAAAGACTATATTGTACAGCCTCTATGACTCCTTCAGGACTACCAGATCCAATAATAGGAATACTCAACGAAGCCTCTTGTGTAAACTGTCTAAAAGCCTGACTCATCGTGCCATTTGACTCAACTATCGGCTGACCTGCATTTAATTTATAACTCATTGAACTGTCTCGATGTCAGCAGTCAATTGAATAAATACAGCTTTTACAGGATCGCTCATTGTGAATCGGAATAACTCAAAACGCGCCGCTCTACCATTTCTGCGCCAAATAGGTCTGTGATTGTATTCGCCTATCTTGCCTATGCTGCGATACCTTGTATCACTCCATGTCTTGGCGTTCTTGCTTCGCGCCATGCCTACTTGCGGATTGACAGACTCAGAGTTGCCTACTCCGCTCTCTACAGTAAGCTCCATCTCTGGGACTACAAATGCTTCCATATTAGATTGGAAAGGCTGTGTTACTACAGAGCGCCGAATCTCTGTGCCGTATTCTGTATAAACATCTGGATCTAGCCTGCCGACTTTGCCGTCTACCAAATCGCCTGCCCATATCTGATTATAGGCCCGAACCAAAGCTGTTACACGGTATGCGCCAAGGTCGCCGTCTACTACTGACTTACGCTCATGCCATCGCTTAGTGATAATGTCATAGACTAATGTGCTGCTTGGCAGTGCGAACCCAACAAAGTAAGCGCCTTTCTCAGCGTATGCCCAAGAATAAATATCTGCTACTTGGCTTTGCGTTAGCTCGCTCAGCTCTTTATCAATTGCCGTTGTTGATATTTTTACAACGTTGTTGCCTTGCAGTTGCCAGATAGCAGGAGACTCGTTTTGGCCTGCGCCAATAAATACAAAAGTATCTTGCAGAGTCTGGATGCTAAATGGACTAACAATGCCTTTCTGCAAAAACAAACCAGTTCTTTGAAACGGAAAGTCTGCACCGCCAATGTTCTGAAATGCTTCTATCGTCTGCGAACCACCTATAAATAACTGGTTCTTAAATACCACTGGAGCAACAATGTCGTCTGGATCAGACTCAGCTGTACCAAAGTCTAACGCGTTGTAACTAAGGCCATCATTCAAAGCGCTGACAATAAACTTTTTGCTATCAGTGGTTAGGCAGAAAAAACCATCAATATAAACGACTAGCTGAGGCTTACCGTTAGCCGTAAAGTCTGAATCAGTAATTTGAGCAAACGTATCGGTTACATGGTTGTATATAAATCCATCACCATCAGGAACTAAGATAAGTAACTGAGTGCCGTTGTCAGCCATCGAGACACGACCTGTGCCAGTTATCTCTCCGTGAAACGTAAGCGTAAAATCTGATGCCATGCTGTATAAACGAGTTTCCATAACGAAATATGGAACACCGTTCATTTCATGCGCGCCTCTGTTTCCCGTTATAGTGTCTGCATTAGCTACTTCTTCTAGCCCAGCCGTGCCGTATAGTGTCTCCTGATTCAACGCAGGAGCTTGAGCAATATTCGGATAGAAGTTTACACACTCCTGAGCCGAGATAGGCAGGCTGTCGCTTTCATAAAAGCCGTTAGCTATTGGAAACACTATCTTCGGCATCTAAGATACTCCGAACAAACAGTCCGTTACGGTTATGTCATTGGTGCTAGTGCCATTAGAAACATATATTTCCACATAATCTTGAGCCGTCATGGATACATTGAAAAACAATCCAACGTTTCCCAAGTTTCCAGACGTAACCACTCTAGATATTTTGGCGCTTGGCAAAACAGTGCCGTTTTTTGCAAAGTAAACAGTAAGGTCTTGATTCGTTCCTACAACATCTAAAGTAATGGAGGCGGAAAACTGCACAGTTGAAGTAGTACCTCCTATGTATGTTAGCTTGCCAGTGTTATCAGCAGTAAAACTTGAAACATCTCCAGCCACAAACGTTCCAGCTACCTTTACAGCAGTGTCCACCGTTGCAATGGTAGTAGCTGTAGAGTTTCCGTGCATTGTAGATTGTGCATAGATTTGATCAGCTATCGAAGCGATTTGAATAGAGTTACTTACCGCAGTAACGCTGATTCCGTCTCCAGCTGCGATGCTTGCAATAGTCGGAGAAGCAGCAGTGGTGTTAAGCAGCACTGGCGATCCAGTGTTGTCTGCTGTGAAGTTGTGCTTAATCTCTACACCGTTATTTGCGCTAACAGACGTTATGACTCCAGATCCGTTCTCTAAATTGCGAATCTTGTTAACCGTGCCGTCAACCTCAAGCACTGACGAGCCTGAAACAGCGCCAGTGGTTACAATAGATCCTGTCACACCAAGACCAGCTACAAAGTTTTGATAGCTTATGCGGTAGTTAGTGTTATTAACAAAGTAGTCCATGAAGGAATTTGCAAGCACCGTATCCTGTGCTACAAAATCTGACTTCTTGCGCCCGTCTGCTCTTTTAACCATTGGTATTTGTCTCCAAGGCTATAGCGCCAGTGGTTTCTGCGAGTATTGCTGCTTCTTGATCTGGGAAGAAATGACCGTAGTTTCCAAAGTCATTGTCTTCGTTACCAGAACCAATAGGAAGCGTACAAGGATATTTAGATTTGCCCATGCTTTGACCTAGCATTCGCATGGTATTGAAGCCATCACGAGCTGCTTTCTGCAAGCCTGCCGAGATCACTCCGTTGTAGTCTGGCGCAACTTCTATCGCCATATTAGCGATTAGTCCGCGCAGCGCGCCTGTTGGGATAGTGACATTATCGCCAAGGTCAGACACATCTGTATAACCAAGCTGAATGCCTTGGGCATCTAGCTCAGCCATATAGTTATTCATGGAAAAGATAAAATCCTGATACTCGTCAGGCTCAAGTGGAGCCTCAGACGCTTGTACCAAGATCCTTTGCAATGCTGATTTTGCGACTTGCGCTACAGTAGCCATTACTCGTATGTAGCTCCTTTGGCAGTTTTAGCAGAGTTCTTAAAGGCTTGGGCAGTAGGCGCACCTTTAGAGCCTACCTTACGCATTCTCTCAGGAGTCTTACCTGCCGCTTTCTGGCTTTTAATACGCTTGCGTTTCTTGTGGATGTTAGCGTACAGACCGTCACTCATACTTAGCACCTTTGGATTTCATCGACTTAGCGCCTTTACACCTCCAGCGCTTGCGACTCAAATTGTTAGGCGTGTTGGGATCGTTCTGCTGCCTTTTAGATAATCGCTTTTTGATACCTAAAGATCTAGCACAATACGAATCGCCTTTTGATGTACCTGCGCGAACGCGAGAGCCACCGTCACTGGCCTTTCCAGCCTGCCCATAGGAGACCTTCTTGCCAGAGGCGGTAACTTTTACTTTCGCTTTGCCTTTTCTTGGAGTAGCCATATAAAAAGCTGGGAGCCGAAGCTCCCAGAATCTCTACACGATTACTTACCGAAGCCTTGACCAGCAAAGAGCGGATTAAAGCAGGCATATGCAGGCAGAAGGTCAAAACGAATCTTCTGCGTGTTAGCGTCACCGTCTGCGTACTTAGAAACACGGATGCTCATACCATCGCTAGTAGTTGCAATTGTGTCAGTAGAGTACAGCTTAGGTAGCTTCACAGTACCAAGACCAAACGCTTGCTTAGTGAAGAACAGGTTAGGCTGGTAGACAGTAGCCGCATCACCAAGGATCGTTACAACTGCGCCGTCAGCAGGAGCTGCATCAACGTTGTTGTACTGACCATTAGCTTCGTAGATAGCTGCGCCAGAAACCGTGATAGTCGCTGCATTACCAGCAATAGTCACATCCTCAAGAACAGTACCTGTCCAAGGCACAGCTGCGCCTGTTTCATCAAGCATCAGTTGACGAGTAGCAACATTCAGACGATTAACGCCTGCGATCTGCACTTGGTCGCCAGCTTTGATAGTGCCAGTACCCAGACCAGCAAGAACCAGAGTCTGCTGCATAGTGTCCTTAGCTGTGACGTAAGTCGCATCAGGAGCGCCATTCAGAGTGCCTGCACGGTCAGTAGTATCGCCTGAAGTGTAGCTGCTCAGAGCGTTAGAAGTCAGCGCCATCATGCCACCAAAGTTCTGGCTGATCTGTGCTTTCTCCCAAGCTGTACGAACAAGGCCGTCAGCCGCATTCAGACCGTTCTGCGCTGATGACAGTGCAGTGGTAGTGAATGGGTTCATCAGGTAATACTTTTCGTCTGACATTGGTACGCCAACAGAGTCCATCATTGCGCCAGCGCCAGCTACGTCTGACCATGCGTCAACGGCTGTGCCGCGATCACCATAGTTAAGAGCTGCGTTCTTACGCATGAATGCGCCAAGATCAAGCTCAAGGTCAGTTACGATGCGGCGAGCCATAGGCTCAAGGATTTGATCAAGCTGGTCTAGCTCAAGCGCTTCTTCCACATTGCCCCATTCAGTGGCGGCTGTGAAATAGTCTTGTACCGTACCAGTTGCTTTACCTGCAATGATGTCAGACTTCGTAGAAGAACTGATGTCACCGCCAGAAGTGCGGATGCTGTTGTAGTCATGCGGACGCTTGAAGTCTACATTTGAACCGCTAGAAGGATT